GCACTCACCTTATGGAGCCTAGTCGGGTTCCTATTTGCTGCCTATGCAGTAATAGCAAATGATTCAGTACAAACTCTCGGTACATGGATGGCATCAAACAATGAGAGATTCAACTATAAAGTATTATGGGGAGCGGCAAGTGCAGTGTTACTTGCAACCTTGTGGTATGGTTGGCATGTAAATGGTGGAGACATCAGTTACGGAAGACTAAACAAAATTCCATGGCAAGAGGTACAATGGTATCATGCTATGGCACCAGGCATACTTGTTATACTAACACGTTACGGCGTGCCGGTATCAACTAGCTTCTTAGTACTAAGTGCTTTCGCAAGTACATTTGTATTAGAGAAGATGCTTATGAAAAGTATAATGGGTTATGGTATTGCGGCAATGTTCGCATACTTCGCTTGGTACTTTATTAGCAGATGGATGGACGAAACTGCACCTGTTAAAGAGGAACACAAGAACTATTGGCGAGTAGCACAATGGCTAGCAACAGGAGGCTTGTGGTGGACTTGGTTGTCACATGACATGGCTAACATTGCAGTGTTCCTTCCACGTGAAGTACCGTTAGACTTAATGTTCTTGATTAGTGTAGTATTTGTAGCAGGCTTGTTCTTTATGTTTAGAGAACGAGGTGGCAAGATACAATCGATTGTATTAGAAAAACACAACACACGGTATGTGCGTAGTGCTACACTAATTGATTTGTTCTACTGGCTATGCTTATACTTCTTTAAAGAACTAAACGATATACCCATGTCAACTACTTGGGTGTTCGTTGGTATGCTTGCAGGACGTGAACTTGCTATTGCAAGCTTCACAGGCAAGATGAAGTTTAAGAGTGTGTTTCCTTTGGTAGCACGAGACTTTCAGAAGATGATGATTGGACTAGGTGCATCGGTAGCAATTGTGTTGGCGATACATTATGTATTAGTACCAAACGGATTCTAAACTAAAGGGAAGGTTGTGTTCGACGACACAACCTTTTCTCTTGACATACAGCTCGATGAGTGTATAATTAAAAGTATACAAACACAGGATACACTATGAAGATAGGAATCGCAGGCTACGGATATGTTGGACAGGCTCACGAAGCAGCACTGAAAGACTATCACGAAATACTAATTAGTGATCCAGCACTTGGCCACTACGCTGATCTAAAACACGCAGACGCAATTATTGTGTGTGTAAGCACACCGCAACATACTAGCGGTTCATGCAATGTTAACAATGTTTATGAAGTAATTGCAGAAGCGCCACCAGTACCAATTCTAATTAAAAGCACGATCAGTATAGAAGGATGGGACGTAATACGCACAGATTTTGTCAGTGCTAATCTTACATTTAGTCCAGAGTTCTTACGAGCAGCAACAGCACTTGAAGACTTTAAGAACACAACACATTTTATGATGGGCGGAGACGGCGTAGGCTTTTGGGCAGATGTGCTAATCAATGCTATGGGCAATATTACAATTGACAATGTAGGTGTTAGTGAACTAATACTAACAAAATATTTCCGCAACAGTTTCCTTGCAACTAAGGTTGCTTTCTTTAATCAAGTGTACGAATTGTGCCAAGCAACCGGAGCCAACTATGAAACAGTTGCAAAGCATATAGGCAACGATGTTCGTATTGGACACAGTCATACAACAATCACTGATGAACGTGGCTTCGGCGGACACTGTTTACCTAAAGATACTTCAGCACTAATTAAAACAGCACAAACACATAACACGCAACTTTCAATATTGGAAGAAGCTGTCAACTATAACAACACCCTAAGAAAGGATACTACTTGAAAATGAAAATCATCGCCGGAAATGCTAACCCAGTACTAGCACAGGAGATTGCAGACAACACCTTTGCAACACTAGTTCCATCTAAGATATCTACATTTGCAGACGGAGAAACAAGTGTAGAGTTTGATGATAATATTCGAGGCGAAGATGTGTTTATTATTCAAAGCACAGCAACTCCAGTTAACGACAGTCTAATGGAACTGTTGATTATGATTGATGCTGCCAAGCGTTCAAGTGCTACAAGAATTACAGCAGTTATTCCTTACTTTGGATATGCTAGACAGGATCGTAAGAGTGCAAGCCGTACGCCTATTACAGCAAAACTGATTGCAGACTTGCTTACTACAGCAGGCGCACACAGAGTGCTTACAATGGACTTACACGCAGGACAGATACAAGGCTTCTTTAATATTCCTGTTGATGATCTAACAAGCCGTTTGGTATTTGCAAAAGACATCAAACGTAATGTAGGTACAGACGAAGGCACAGTATTTGTAAGTCCAGACGCAGGTGGAGTTGTTCGTGCTAGAAAGTTTGCAGACATGTTCCACGCAGACATTGCTATCGTAGACAAGATGCGCCCTGAAGCAGGCAAGAGTGAAGTTATGAACTTGATCGGCGATGTAAAAGGCAAACATGCTATTCTAGTTGATGACATTATTGATAGTGGCGGCACACTATGCAATGCAGCCAAAGCAATTATGGATGCAGGTGCATTGTCAGTTCGTGCATACATCACACACGGAGTACTGAGTGGCGAAGCATGTCAGAAGGTTGAAAAGAGTGTACTCGCAGAACTAGTAATCACTGACAGCATTGCAGACCGTTGCCCTAAGAATTGTAAGAAGACACGACAAGTTAGTGTCGCGCCTTTGTTTGGTGAAGCAATTCGTCGCGTAACTAATGAAGAGAGTGTTAGTAGTTTATTCTTTTAGTCTAGTTTACTGATGTGTTTGATGTATTCAATCATTGAATGATCTGCGAAGCTGTCTATTTTACCGTTCTTCCAGCCCATTACTATACCGCGCCATCTATCTTTAACCATTTGCCAACCAGTAGGCTTTCTATACTTACCGTAAGCATTTAGATAGTGTTGAGTGCCATGATGTGTGTAACCCATTAACCTAAGAGGAACAGTAGTGACAATGTCATTATTGTTCTTCCAACGATGATGTACTACGCCTAGATGTACAACGTAACCTTTCCAACCTACACGCGGTGAACCATATGTATAAAGTTCTTCAGGATTAGGTACTTTAGTATTGTACATACAACGGCTTGCCATAATAGTTGCCATACCAGCGCCGAGACTATGTCCGCAGAACCAAAGTTTTTGTTTAGGCTGCTTTGACATTAAGTCTGCCATTATCATTGGCCAAAGCTCATCTACTTCTGCTTTGAATCCTTGATGTACTCTTGATACTGTCTCTGCTACTACAGGCACAGCTTTCAAATCTGCTGCAATGTCGTTGAACTCAGTAGGTTGTGTTCCTCTGCATGCAATAACCATATCGTCTTTATTTGCAAAACGATAGGCTTGTGCTCCTTCCTTGTTATAAAACTCTACAGTTGTAAATCCTAATTCTTTTACTTGCTTTTTTACTTGCTTCATGTTATCATTGTACGATATTGAAGCTAGTTTAGCAAACAATAAGGAACGTTGATTAAATGATAAATCTGTTACTGACATGTGTACACTCCATTCTTTTAAATATTTATAAACAAAGTCTACTAAATACTGTATAGGAACATATAGCTATGAAAAAACGTACAAGAAGTATACTTGAAGAACTGAATAATATACACGGTCGCCAAGATAGTGATCACCTTATCGACAGCACAGCCAATAACATTATTGAAAGTGCTATTAATCTTTTGAGTAGAATACATTCTACGTATGATGTTGACACTGCCGGAGAACTTGAAAGACGTTTTATTAATAGTATTAAATCAAATGATCCTCGTAAATTTAAACGTAGCATGAACAGAATAATCGAAGGCAAGAAAAATGGCAATTCTTAAAGAAGGCGGCAACGTATTTAAAACAGAACAGGGTGCTATCACACAGCGTATCGCAACAGCTGATGTGCAAGGCTCAATAGACTTTATTGAAAAGATTACTGGCTTGACCTTTGACGAAGAAGATTGGTTAGGTACAACAGGTAAGAAGAATGATCCAGACGGAGCCTTTGAAAAGAATAGTTCGGGTGATTTAGATCTAAACACAGATGCAAACAAAGTAAGCAAAGAACAATTAATTGCTAAACTAAGTGCATGGCTTAAGAGTCAAGGCGTTGACGATGCCGACATAATGAATCAAGGCAGAAAGAAAACTGACGGTTGGATACACAACGCAGGCGACCAAGTACACTTCCGTACACCAATCAAAGGTAATGACAAGAATGGATTTGTACAAACAGACTTTATGTTTACAAACAATCCAAAATTCCAGCGTGGAGCCAAGCGTGGCGGCACAGCACAGTTTGGTGGAACTGATAGAGCTATATTGTTGTCAAGTATTGCAAGAGGACGTGGATTAAAGTTTAGTCCTAAGTTTGGATTAGTTGATCCTGAGCAAGGTGATAAAGTAGTTGCAGACACTTGGAACAAAATTGCACCGTTGCTATTAGGCAAAGGAGCAAAAGAACCAGATACGCACACTGTTGAAACTATGCTTGCATTTTTAAAGAAAGATCCAAACTACGATGAGCTAATTGCTCCGTGGAAAGAAACAATGGAAAAAGCAGGTAAAGAAGTACCTGAGTCTACAACACCAACAGGGTACGCTACACTAGAAGACAAGCAACTTGCTCGCATTAAACAACTTAGTGGCAACATGTTAAACAGTGTTGTTATGTCATCGGGTAGTTTTGTAAAATGAGATTTAATGAGTTCCGTACAGTATTAACTGAAGCAGCTAAAGTTGGCCGTGAATATCAGCACTTGGAAGACCTTGTGTTTGTAAAAGGCTCTAAAGGTGCTCAAGAAGCAGCTGACATTTTAGACAAACTAGGAACTGATAGTTCTGATGTTGCTATCAAATGGGACGGCAATCCTACTATCTATTGGGGACGTGAGTCAGATGGTTCATTTGTACTTGTAGGCAAGAACGGCTGGGGCAAGAACAAAAGCACAAGTGCAGATGAGTTATCACGCTTTATACAAAATTCAGGCAAAGGTGTAGAAGAAGAACCTTGGCGCAAAGACTTTGGCGAAGAAATGGCAGAAGTGTTTGAACTAATGAAATCGGCAACTCCTGGAAGTTTCCGCGGATATGTTTACGGAGACTTGTTATACAGTCCACGAAAACCATTTACAGCAATTAAAGGGGCTGTAGAATTTGAACCAAATAAAGTCAAGTACACAGTTGACACGAATAGC